GAGTACAAATAGTGATTCTATCTATTTACTAAGAGAAGCTAATCAAATTAATAAAAATGAACCTGAAGGTACATTAAATTACGTATCTATTAAAATAATGAGAGAATGTATTAAAAATACTTTTAAATCAGATAATGATAGAGTTATTAATGATTTTGTATTTCTTTGTTACTTTCTAGGCAATGATTTTTTACCTCACTTACCTTCTTTAAATATTCATCGAGATGGTATTCAAGATTTAATTGGTTCTTATCTAAAAATATTTGAAGAGAAGAAAGAATATTTAGTTGATGGTGTTACAATAAATAATGATTTTTTAATAAAAATTATAGATATTCTAGCAGAGAAAGAAGAAGGTTCTTTGAGAGCCCAATTTGGAGAACATAAAAGATATGCTAAATGTGATTCAAGTGATAATTATGAAAGAGAAATATTTCGAATTGAGAATCTACAATTTAAAGTTGATGATCCAATTCAATTAGGGTCAGATAAACCAGATGAATGGAAAAAAAGGTATTATAATTATTATTTTGGTTGTACTACTGAAGAAAGTATGAATACTTTTGTAAAGAAAATGGTTCAAAATTATATGGTTGGAATTAAGTGGGTAACTCATTATTATTTTGATAAATGTCCTTCTTGGGATTGGTATTTTCCATATGAACACCCACCTTTTTTGTCAGACGTGAAAAAATATTTAGCAGAGATTGATATTAATAGTATAAAGTTTGAAGAGGGTAAAGCATTGAAACCATTTATGCAATTACTTTGTGTTTTGCCCCAACAATCTAATTATTTAATACCTCTTAAACTAAGGAATTTAATGACTAATCCTAAATCGTCTTTGGCTCATTTATATCCTTTAGATTTTGAACAAGATTTTATTAATAAAAATAAATATTGGATGGGTATACCATTATTACCAAGTTTAGAAATAGATTTAGTAAAATATATATATTGTAAGTATCAAGACGAATTATCAAACGAAGATAAATTTAGAAATAGGTTATGTGATAATTATATATATAATTAAACTAAATATATATAGAAAGTTTATTTATAATTAAATATATATTGTATATTATGGAGAAAAAGAAAAATTTTAATTTGATACACGAAAGAATAGATGAAATTAATAAATTATTAAAGGACAAAACTGTTGATTCAATAATAGATTTCAAATCATCATCAAACGAATCAGCGACTGAAGACATTAGAGACTTAATGCCTAAAAAATATATAGATTTTGGGAAAGCAATTTCAGATTTGGGAGGGAAATTATTATATATTAAAAGTGGTTCAACAGGTCATACATTTAAAGGTGTTTATCCTCCTTTACATGATGATAAACCTGACCCAAGAAGTTCATACGCAGTGAAAATCGTAGCATATCCTAAGAAAGAAAATTATGGAGATATGTACAATGTAAAAAGACCAGAAAATGCAGAATTGATGATGATTAAATTATTATCACAATTTGTAAAAAATTCACAGACACCTCATATTGTTTTACCAATTACAACATTTAATACTTCAATTAAACCATTTTTGTCTTTAACAAAAAACAATATTGTAGACAATAAAAAGTTTGAGCAATTTGTAGAAAGATATGATAAAGGAGAATATTATCAAAATGTATCTGTATTAATATCAGAATGGGCAAATGGTGGCGACTTACTAGATTATATTAGAAAAAATTTTAAAACATTTAAAACAAGACATTGGAGAACTATATTCTTTCAAATATTATCGGTATTAGCAATTGTTCATGCGAAATATCCAAGTTTTAGACATAATGATTTAAAGGCAAATAATATTTTGATAAATATCATTGACCAGTCAAAGAGTAAATATAAATATGTAATTAATAATCAAAATTATATTGTTCCTAACATTGGTTTTCAAGCTAAATTATGGGATTTTGATTTTGCTTGTATTCCTGGAGTTGTAAATAATTCTAAGGTAGAATCAGATTGGTGTAAAGAAAGATGTAATATATCACCTCAACAAAACAGATACTATGATATACATTATTTTTTTAATACTCTAGTTAGAAAAGGATTCTTTCCAGATTTCTTTGATGGAACTGAAGAATATGGTAAAACAGTTCATTATGTTCCTGACGAAGTAAAAGATTTTGTAAAAAGAATTGTTCCTGATAAATATAGAAGTGGTAAATACGTTCATGAAAAAGGAAGAATAAATATTAATGACGAATTTTTAACTGCTGATGAAATTTTAAAAACAGATGTATTTTTTAAGATTATGAGAGAAAATAGTAAAGAATCAGATTAAGCTAGGGTAGAAAAATTCATATCAGAAATAGATATTGAACCTGAATCACTTAAGTTTAATGTATTTAATTTTAAAGTATTCTCTGTATCTGTGTTTATTAATTCTGAATCTGTGTTTTTTGATTCTGTATCTTCATTATTATAATGAAAATCACAAGTTGGTTCTTCTTTTTTTAGTGGGAATGGAAAGATATAGTTTTTAACTATTTCATAATATTTTAATACTATAGTAATTATTGTACCCTTTGATAAATAATTAGCCAATAACAGTAAAACTATAATCAGAATAATATTATTTAAAATCATTAAATTATATTATTATAGATTTAAATTATTTGATTTACTCACCTGGATTATCCAGTGCTTCCATAGTACCATCGTAATCATCATCTGCATCATAATCATCAATATCTAAAGATTCAAAAGCCTGTTGTGAATCGTAATTCTCATCTTTTTCTTTATCTTTTTTATCTTCAGCTTCTTGATTAGTTAATAATTCTTGATAAAATCCAACAACTTTCAAACTATCATCTTTATAAGGAACTTCATTAATTAAAATATGGTCAAACTTTCGAATATTAGAATCAGAATAAGGTCTAAAGTATTGATTGAAAGAAAATTTAATTAATTTAATTATTAAATAAGATAATTCAGATTGAATACTAATTTGTTTATTATTATCTAATAATTTATTAAATCCAGATATCAAAAAGTAAATTAACCTACAATCTGAATTATTTAAATAATTCATATTACTGCAATCAAAATAATTTTGATTTGTTTCTATTTTGATATTATCTGGAATTGGTTTTAAATCTAAATTATTTAAAATAATATTTAAATTTTTAAATACATCATCAATATTAAAATTCTTTATTTTTTTAGTAAATTCATCAATTAGACTTTTTTCTTCAGCACCATAAAGACTATTAAATCTACCATTATGATTTATGTTATTTATAATAGAATTAGTTCTGGATATGATTTGATTTAAATTTAAGATTCTAGTTCTTAAATAATTATTAACTATGTAATAAGAATCTGTAAATAGATTTTCATCAGTAATTAAATGAAATAAATTAACGTATTTATTTTCATTCCCTAATAACATTAAAGAATCTCTAATAGATAAAGTCATTTTCAAAGAAGAGTTAGATTTAGTTTTCTTAAATTCCTTGTTATTTTCAGAATATCCTAAATATTGATAAGTAATTAGATCATAATAAACATAAACGTTATGTGATTTATCTTTATAGTAAATTACATCCTTTTTGTAATTAGGATGATTTTTATAAGTTTCAATTTTATTCTCACTGGATAAAATATATACTATTTCTTTTCTAGTATTTCCAAAATAATCGTGGTCTAAAATATAGACATTATCTTTTAAATAAATAACTTCATTATTAATTTTAATTTTGTTTCCTAATATTTTTGATAATCTATCTGTAAAATCAGCTACATATGAATAAACTTTATTATTGGTTTCACTTTCATAAGTTTTATTAAAATTGTCAACAATAGATTTAACTTTGTTCCTTTCTTCTTCCATTTTTTCTAAATTTATCTTCAATTGTTTAATTGATTCTAAATTAGTTTCATAGGATGATTCTTCTAAATTCTTTTCCATCTTTTCTAAATCTTTATCACTGAATTTTGCAATATTTGGATCCTTACCACACAACTTACATTTACCTTCTGAGTTTAATTCGTGAAATGCACCTGATATACAATATTTCTTTGCTAGCTTTTCCAAATTTAATATTTTTAACTTTTGTAAATACATCTTATTTTCATTTTCAGGAGATGTTGATCTTTGATATAATTTTATTAATTCATTATAAGATTGATTACATAAAGTACATATCATATCATTATTATCAAATTTCCACTTGTGAAATTTACCATCTGGACAATTAGTTAATAAATCTAAATTAGCAACTGGTTTTAAATTCTCTATATTTTCCATTTCAGATAAAGTTGATTCACAACTATCTTTGTGTTTAGACAAGTCGTCCATTGACAATTTTTTAGATTCTTCTATATTAATTAAAATATCTTTACTACCTGTATAAGTAATTTTTTTAGTTGTTTGATCATAATTAATTTTCTTTGCAGATTTTTCTTCTATTCTTTTTAATAAGACATTGTCATTAAAATTTATCTTGACTTTTTGACTAAATTTATTATTAATGAATTCATATAAAAAATTTTTAGAATCTACGTCAAAATTAGCATCTCCTAAAGAATTCATTAAATCTATTAAAGTGCAAATAATTGTTTTTTGGGTATTAATTTTTGCTGTTTGTCTTAATTTAGCTAATTCATCTTTACTTCTGCCTTCTACATTATCATTCCATAACCAGATTCTACTATTAATAAATATAGAAGAAAAATAATAAATTACATAACATAACAATGGAATCTTTTCAATTAATATTTTATCCTTTTGATTGATTCTTAAATAAATATCCTTAAATAATGTTTTACCTACTTTATCAAAAATAAAGAAGTTACAAAATTTATCTTCTTTTAAATTTAATATTTGTCCAGGATTAATATCCAAAACAATAAAAAATAATAAATAAGTAACAACATTATTATATTTAATTAACTTATAATAGTCAGTATCAGTTGAACTAGTTAAGAAAATTTCATCTTTCAATTCAAAAAAGAACAAGTTAGTATAATCTTTATTAATGCCGTAATCTGGTCTATTCTTTGCATTCTTTCTTAAA